CAAGCCCACTCTGCCTATCCAGTGTGAATAACACAGTCAGGCAGGTACCCCGTGGTTGGCGGAATCCAACCGGGTACGTATAACCTTTGAACAGTTATACACTACTCTACCTCCTTGTTCATAATTATATTAATAATATCAAAATGATAAAATCAATACAACTTCTGAACAAAAGGCCAAAACTATCGAAGAAAGTATGGATCTCTGAGAAAGAAATCAGAGTCTATAAATCTAAGGTAGTGTGACTTTTTGGAGTGAGCGATCACGCGAATAGTATTAATTTTACCTGCGATCGAATTTTAAAGTTATTCAAAAACGGGCATAATTTTGCCTTCCTTTATTTAAAGGAGTGTTTGAGACTAACTATAAACTTTATCGCGGGTACCCCAGAAACAGTTTGACCTGGAAAAGGAATAATTGTAGCTCGGGATCATCGTGGATTACCAATGATCATTGATTCTACCACTCGTCAATTATTTGTTGAGTGAAAGAAGCATAGATTATTAGTAACCGCATATTTGACCCTAATCTCTGTGTTCCGTGTATTTCCAACGAAAGTTTCACCTAAACTAGACACAATAGTGTCCGAGTTTACAGGCCTATCTAGATCTTTAGATCCAGTAGCCCTGCGTGAAGCGATTGTTGATTTACTCGGTAAGAGATTCGAGATAAACATGGCCAAACCAACTCTAATAAAGCTTGAAAAAGCTCACCCTAATGGGACTAAGTCCTCTTGGGGTGCATCCCTCGATGCCCTTGGGTTTTGATATGATCTTAATCGCATACGTGCGATGTGAGAATATCATAAACTTGTTGGAGATCGGAGATATTGTTTATGAGTTATTGCCCTAATGTTGCTTGGGTTTCCATGAATGCTTATTTTTAAGTATTTATGGACTTTACCTAAGTTACATATGGGAAGGTTAGGTGTTGTTTACGATCAGGCTGGGAAGGCTCGAGTAATTGGTATTACCAATTACTGGATACAACTCAGCTTGAAGCCACTACATGATTCAATCTTTAGATTACTGAAGAAAATTGATTCAGATGGTACTTTCGACCAAACTAGAAAACTCTTTGAGTTGACTAAGATTGGAAAGAAGTTCCACTGTTTCGATTTATCAGCAGCAACTGACAGATTGCCTATTGATATCCAGAAGGACATCCTGAATATATTAAAGCCTGATCTTGGTAATCGATGGAAAGATCTTTTAGATCTTCCTTGATTTTACAAGGATCAGACATATAAATATTCAGTAGGTCAACCGATGGGTGCCTATTCATCATGAGCTATGCTTGCACTATCGCATCATGTGATAGTGAAGGTAGCAGCTCTAAGAGTAGGTATTAAGAAGTTCACAGATTATTGTGTACTTGGGGATGACATCATTATTTGCAATGATGATGTCGCACCTGCTTACTTATCGATAATGGAAACTCTTGGAGTTTCTATTAACTTATCGAAATCAGTCGTATCTTGTGATATTGCTGAATTTGCTAAGCGATGAGTGGGTCCTGATATTGATATAACTCCTATTGGACCTGGGTTAATACTCAGGTACATTAGAAGTCCATATTATATCGGGGCAGTACTTAATGAATGTGTCCG